GTGTAGCTAAGTCGTTGTAAGAATGCAGGCAGTTTCAGTTTCATAATCAATAGTATCGAGTGTGGTTAGAACCAGTTTCGAGAAAGGAAATGTCTTTACCGCTGGTTTCGTCAGTGAGTAGCGGCAGGTCGGGTTCGGTTTTCCCCGAACGTACTTTTTCAAGCCACTTCACGGCATCCTGATAGCGTTGGTCTCTGATCGTTGGCGTATCCCTAACTGTACCCGCACTGCTTGCGTGGTACAAAACCATATCTAAAGTTATGGCTACGATCATACGTACACGCGGGTCAGCTTCTGACCAGTACGGCGGTCTGTGATCGACAAACTTATCGGGCTGCATAGCACGACCTGATTTCAGGCACCTGTAATACTTTTCCGTATCGGGCAAAAATACGGTTTCGTCAATTTGATAAACAGTGAGTTTATCCCAGTCCGGAATAGGCTTAAAGATTGCCTCAATGTCAAACCTGCCCTTGAGGTACGAGCGTATTTCAGAGATAGCGACATCCTCCCAATACTTGCGCGTGGCTTCATTGGAAAGAACAGGGTCGTTCTCTAAAATATCGTCGTACATCAAATTCAGGTAATCCTGCTTTCGTATAAACGTCATAAGACAATCGTTTTAGGGCTATCCATTACGATGACAATGATTTTCTTGTCGGTTTCAATCGTTACTTGTAAGTCCATGTTATGAGTAGGTTACGTCGTCAGAGAAAGTTACTTTGCCTGCAATGATTGTAAATACTTCGCCTGCGGCGGTCGTTCCTTGTACGTCGTAAAGGTACTCGCCTGCGGGGATGTCCATGTCAGCCGCTGCTTTGGTAAGTGTGATTTTACCCGCAGCAAGCGTGATCTCGCCTACTGTAGCCGAGTCAAGTTCTACCAAAATAGGGGAGCTTCGTAGTTCTCGAATCTGCATTTTAGCAGAATCGAAGGCTGCACTGAAATCAAAAGCGGTGTTCGTGCTTCCGTCGATAGCCTCGATTTCCTGATAGAAGGTATCACCGCGTCGGGCGTTCAAGTCAAGTTGTGCAATCTGATACTTCATAATTCGTACAATTTTAAAGTGAAACATTTAAACGACTTCTAAGCCGATATTACTACCAAATCGAGTAAGCATACCGCCTATACCCCGAAATAGTTTTTTAAACGTTTTCTAAACGCTCTCAACGTAAAGAAAGCTAGTAGTACGTGTTCCCTGATTCGTGTTTGACGAAAACAGGGTCGTTTTGGCTATATCCAGAGCCATAGTTCTGCTGAATCAAAATCAGGATACTGGCAAGGTTGTCAGGGAAGTCGTCGTGGGCGCGGCTTCCCTTTTCGAGTGCCAGTAACTGGTCGAGTCCGGTCTCTAAATCCAAGTCGTCTTTAATCTCTTCCGAGAATACCACCGTCTGGTTCTGAAAAGCATTGATAAGCACCGATGCCATTTTCTGAAACTTATCCATTCGTGCCGACGGGTCGGGTAAAGGAATCTCAAAAGAGCGATGCTGCGCTGCGGCTGCCTGCCAAATCGGTTCAAATACGGCTTCCTGAGCTACGGCAGCGTCGTAATAGTCATCAGTGATCGCGCCCTTTTGTAGCAGCACTCTCTTATTGTTATAGTGCCAGTTCACCGCGTCGGCAATTTCGGCTTTGCGGGTGTAGCACTGTAAGACGTGTATTTTAGTCCCGATTACGCCACAGAGAATATACGAGAAGTAATCGCCCGTGGAGCGGTATGCCATGTCCCAACGAGAAACGAGATAATCATACTGATCGTAAGGCAACGGCTTGACGTATCGCACCCACTCGGCTCGAATCATGCGCCCTTTTTCTATCGGGTTGTGCATATATTCAGAGTTCCACGTATAGAAATCCACGGTTTTTTGGAAATCTTTCCAGTAGGTATCTGGGTAGCGTTCTGGCCAGTTGGATTTCCCAAACTCATTGATGGCTGGAATCCAAAGGGCGCGTGCCGTGGGTGAGGCTTCGCCTTCGTAGAGCTTCGGCACTTGTATTTTCTTGGATTTGATGTACGCCTGCATTAGGCCCTTACGGATAATGAAGTTGTTCGAGAACACTTCCCGTCGCTGGTTTTTGTCGTAAGCCCCGCCTAAATCCCGATTGATCTTTTCGAGACGTTCCCGAACGATGCCTTCATTCAGTGCTTTCTTTCGATCTTCTAAGTCGTCGATCACGGCGTACTGCACACGGTTGGCGTAGCGGCGTAAACCACGAAAAGGCTGCTCGATACCTAAAGCCATAAAGAAAGTACCGTCTTTGGTTTCAAACATTCCGTCTGACCAATTCCCGTAACTCAGTTGCTTCCCGTAATCGGCAATGATTTTTTCGTTGGCTTCTAACTGTAATTGTAAGTCAGCCAGCAGCAGCTTAGCGCGGTCTTCGTTGCTGCCGATCAGTAGCATGAATTTCATTTTGTCGTGGAACTTCAAGTTCAACGCCCAACCGATGTTCCCGTGTACGGACTTTGCGCCACCACGAAAGGCGCAATTCAGCAGGTTTATGTGCGGCATCTCACGCAGCCATTCCAGCCCTTGTACATGATAGTGAGCCGAACGGCAGTCTGCCAGACCTGTACGTTCGTCGTTTTTGATCTGGAAGTAATATTCAAACCAGTCTGCGTACCGAGACGGGTTTGCGTTACGAGCAATACGCTTAGTCTTTTGCTTTGTCGTCTCACGCACCAAGTCGTCGTAAGTAGCCTCCCTGACAAACGAAGCGCGGCGACGGTACTCTTCAAGATGTTCTTTAAGTTCCCGTTTTGTCATTTGACCTTTACGTTTGCCTTGCGAAATTGCTCAATCACGAAAGCCTCCTGGACTTCGTGTACCCACTGCATTTTTTGCAGGTATTGCTCACGCTGCTTTTTTGATGAGATCGTTCGGTACTGTTCGAGCATATACGTAGAGAAATCGAGCGCGATTTGCTTAGAATAGAAAGCTAGGTTGTCTGTGCTGCCGATGTCTTTGAGCGTGGCCGCCAGCTTTCGGATTTCCTGAATGGTAGTCTGGGCTTTCTCTCGCTCTTCGGCATTGTCATTTTGCAGATCGTAAGCCTTCTGCCGAACGATTTGGAGAAATGCCTCAGAATCGAATTGAAACACCTGACGGGCTTTCACCCAGTCTTCGTCTTTCCCGTCCGCATTATTGTACCACTTCCGAACGGTTCGCTCGGAGTACTCTTTGTACGCTGCGATCTCAGCGATAGACCAGCCCCTGCAAAATAAGCCTTTTGCCTCCTGCCGATCTTGTCGAACTTCTGCGTTTGTGCGCCTTCTCATAGCGCAATAATAGAAAGTTTATACACACAAAACTGAAAAGTTAGCGTACTCTAAGTATGTAACTGCGTATAACGCACAAAGACACTTACTATCAACACTTTAGCTTGACACGCATGGATAACTATGAAAAAGCATACCTACATCGTAAACGATGAGAACAAGCTAAACCGATACGGATTCCGGCTGCTTGCTTCGGGTGCGATGCTATCGGACTTTGAGAAAAATCCTGTGGCGTTTGCCGAACACCAAACCAACAGCCGACCTATCGGGCGATGGGAAAACCACCGCGTCGAGAACGGCAAAAACAAAATGGATTTGGTGTATAACGAAGCCAACCCGCGTGCGCTGGAAATTTACGACGACGTAGAAAATGGGTTTCAGAAAGGCGTATCGGTACACTTCATGGCACTTGCCTACTCCGAAGAGCAGGAGCTAATGCTTTCAGATCAAACGGCTCCGACGGTAACACGCTGGGATTTGATAGAAGTCTCTACGGCAGCGTTACCCGCTAACGCTAATGCACTCAAAGATAACGATCAGGTAGAAGCCCTTTCAGGTGAATCCCTCACCAATAAGACATTCAAACTTTCGTTCGTACCGGACACCGATACGGACACCCGCTACACCCAACCGACCGACGAACAGGCGGAACAAGCGGCGGGGCGGGTAGAAGAGCCTGCCCCTATTGACCTTTCCAATAAATTTAACTCTAACCTTATGAATGAGCAACTTCAACAACTGACCGCACGGCTGGGGCTTTCTGCCAGCACCGATGAGGAAGCGGTAAATAAAGTTGCTACTCATATCCAAAAACTGACGGCAGACAAAGAAGCGGCGGAAAATCAGGCGTGGCGGGAGAATATGCAGCGTTTTATCGGGGAGGTGCGGGTCACCATGGCC